GCATAGGACGAGGCATCTGCGGGGGCATTGGACGCTGCATTTGGGGCGGCATCGGACGTTGCATAGGCGCTTGAATGCCTCGCTGCTGAAGGTACGCCATGAGTCGCGGGTCAAGAAGTCCCATCATTTGAGCTTTCCTTTTTCGTAGGTTCGTGCAGTGGTATACCCGAGGTATCCGGCAGAGAACGTCCACCACAGGGCTTCTGGGATAGCCTCAAAGCCTAGTTTGACGTTCAGGAAAAACTGCTGCATTCCTGCGGGCTGGAAGATTCCAAGGACAGGGGCAAGGATGACCAAGCCTAGGAGGATGAAATAGAAGACGTACAGGAAGGAAGGCCGGGCTCTGGAGGTCCACGGGTCTGAGCTGGCGGCCTCAGCTTTGATTGCGCCGATGGCAATTTCCAGCTCCCGAAAGGCCCCATCTTGCTTGAGGCGTTCGAGTTCCGCAGCCACTTGGGCTTTCTGGATTGGGTCGGGAAAGGCTTTGTCTAGGACCTTCCCAAAGACCCCGGCGATGGTTTCTGCAATCAATGGAACTGCGCCAGCTTTGCAAAGGCAGCGCCTACAGCACCCGCAGCCCCACCCAAAAGCATCATCGTGCGCCAGCCGCCACGGGCTTCGTTCAGGATTTTGCTGATTTGCTTAATTTCTTGGCGCAGCTCAGCAATTTCCTTCTGCAACGTCTCAATCTCGGCGTCATGGCGCCCTAAGTCTCGGTGTATTTCCATCCGGCCCTCACGCGGCGTTTACTCGGTTCAACCAGCCAATCAAGAACTTCTCTTTCCCAGGCAGGGAATAATAGTGGTTCTTCTGACTGACCTTGAAATCCTCAACCACCTGTGAGGTCCGGGATTCTCTCTCGGCCTCAAAAATCGCGTGCAGGGTATGGTTCCCCACTTTTCCGTCTACCTTCAATTCAGCCCCTGAGCGATTCAGAGCGCCCTGAAGCCATCGAGCTGCTACACTCGTGCCACAGTTTACAGCAGCCTGATAAACGACGGTAGCAAGTTTCTGAGAGGGGTACTGGTCACACTGGAGCGGCCCCCAGTAGTGCATCCTGTAAAGTTTCTCAGTCTCTCGTTTCAGTTCTTCGGAGCCTCTGTCTCCAGCGTCGACCATCTTCCATCCAGCCCAGTGTGGATGAGCGCGGCGCGATATACCAAAAATGGTCTCCCCTCCCCTGTCGTCGGGGTCATTCACATACCCGCCTTCCCACTTGGCAACGAAGGCGTGGGATTTGGTGAAGTCGGCCATCAGGGGTTGTATACGCCTAGACCGATTGAGGGCAGTGCGGGCGTGATGTAATCAAGAAGCCCTCGTTGCTGTTGCCCGAGCGCAGGAATTCTCTGCGCTGCCGCCGCCGCCGCTGCTGGATTCATCATCTGCCGCGCGAGCTCCTCTTGAACTCTTTTTTCGACGCCAAGGGCCTGCAAACCTTTTCCGAACATAGCAGCCGGTCCAGCAAGAGACGGGAGTATGGTCTGCTCAGTCATTGTCTGAGGGAAACCAATAGGACCTAAAGTCCTCCGCAAAATGTTTTCTGTCGCTAGATTTTGCGCCGTCGGAGAGCCTCTTGCTTTGCCTAGTTCTTGCGCCTGCACCCGCCTGGCAAGCGCTTGCCTAGTTGATTCAATGGTCTGCATTTGTTGCGGGGTCATTATGTTTGCTGCCCGCATACCGCGAGGGCCGCCTGTGGCCTGCCTTGCAAGTTCGTCTAGATTCGCTGCGGCTTTGGCAAAATTCCGGGGATTTATTCCTGCGAACTCGGTGCCTTGGGCCAGCGGAGGAACTAAACTTTCATAGAGTTTTTGCCCAATTTGCATCTGATTTATCGGAACGCTAGCTTGCCTAAAAGCGGCTTCTGCTTGTCCGAATTCTGGAACGGCCTTTTTGATTTGGTTTTCCAGCGATTTCTGCACTGTTCTCAGCTGTTTGCGAATGAACTTGTTTTCTTTCTTGCTGGCAAGTTCCTGCACCATTCCGGCAGCGTCCATGAGTTGCTGAGGACCTTGTTGGATAACATAGTCGGGGGTTTTCAGAATGTCTTTTGTCAGAGATAAAGCATCGCTGAAATCAGCTTTCTTTGGAGACAAACCACGAAGCTGAGAGAGAGCTGAATCCGCCGTTATTTTTCCATCTCGAACCCTGCCAACAATCGTGCGCACGGTTTTCATTTCTGTAGAGCCTGGGGCGTTTGCATTTCGGCCAGCCAAAACCTCGTTCAAAACCTTATACGCATCTCGAGCGCGCTCTTGAGGAAGATACTCTACGAACAGTGATTCGCGAATAGACTTGAGTTGCGGACCAACCGTCGATGGGTTGGCCTTTGACAGCCTATCAATTAGGTTTACTGTTCGTGTGGTATCTACAAGACTTTCGCTTTTTCTGGCAGCCGTATAAAGAGGCGTGGAGATTTTTGACCTGATAGCTTGCGCCTCCGCAAGAGCCTCTGGAGTCCCGGCTATGTTCTCAATCCCGCGAGTTAACGCTTGCACATTTGCCTGCTCTGAAAGCGCAAGCTGGCCGGGCTCAGGCAATCCACGTTGAAGCTGAGCAATACCGGGGTCTAAGGTCGCTTCAGCAAGTGTTGGCTGGTAACCCGGAATCGGAGGCTGATACTGCGGTGCTCTCATCACTGCGTTAGGGTCGGTCGCCATTCTTTGAATGGTTCTTGCAGCAATTCTCTCGGGGCCGCTCGGAAGCAGAGGCTCAATGGCGCTTTTCCCGAATTCAGCAGCGCCACGCACTAATCGCTTTGCGCCTTCTGCAACAGGCCCGAGAACGCCGCCAAGCGCGGCCCCTGTCGCTCGCTCCTGAATTCCGCCCGGAGTAAAGACTGCGCCCGTTGCTGCGCCAGCGCCCATCATCCCCGGAATTGAGCCCGCGCCTAAAGCTGCAAACGGAAGCATTGCTCCAACCTCCCCGACAAACGCTCCGGCTTTCCCCGGAAATGTCTCCATCAGAGGGGCGTTGAGGCGCTCTCGTTCTGCAATATCTTGCTGTGAAATTGCGGGCGTAAGTTGTGCGGCGGCCATTGCTGGGCGTTGAGCCCCAGCGGCAATTCCTGCAACAAACTGCTCCATCCAAGACATTCCCTCGGTCGGAGGGGCGTATTCTGGGGTTTGCGGGGTTTTTGACACATAAGCCAATCCAAACTGATAGGCTTCGTCGGGATTATCGGCGGTAATATCAAGAGTTCTTCCGTCAATAGTGACTGTGTACTCAGGCATTATTTACGCTCCCGAACGGTTCCTCGTGGATACTGCGTGACTTGTGAGTCTGTTGGCATGGCTTCTGGCTCCTGAGAAGCTCGAATGTTTATAATTTGAAGCAGATTCTTCATAATCGTCTTGTTTGTAGCTGGGTCATATTCAACAGACGGAAGCATTAAATTGTTATCCGCTTGTTCTCTGTCTGAAAGAGTGCCCTCTCCAGGTATTCTGAAAATAGCTCGCAGCTGAGTAGATAGCTGTCTTTGCAATGATTCAAAATTATCCCGGTCCGCTTTATCAATAATTGGCGCAGCCCTTGATTTGAGACCCATAAACCCACCGGAATATAACTTGTCGATTGCGCCCGGAGTGTTCGTGCTAGGGTCTCCGAGGAACTGTTGCGCAAGATAATTGATTGCTCCAAGAACAGGCGCTTTTTCTCGTCTTGCCTGTGCGCTTTGCGCGGCGCCTCTTCCAGTCTCGACGCCCTCTTGTACTACGCGCGCGGTTTCTGCCGCAGAACCACGACTTTCATATTCACCAGTGGCCTTTCCGGCTGCAGATTGAAATGCTTTACCGTATGCGAAAGCCGCTTGCGCTTCTGGAGAAAGCGAGGCAAGTTTCCGCCTGAATTCCATGTATTCAGGATTTTCCTGACTAAATAAAAACTCTTGAACACCAGCGGGCTGGTTGCCGCCTAGGGCAGCGTCTGGGAATGTTTGAGCAGAAATTATCTTGGCTTGCTCATCCAACGGCAAAGAATCAAAGGCTAAACGCTGCATAGGCTCTAATCCCGCACGATATTGGCTAGCCGCAGCCTCCCGGCGCCTCATCTTGACCTCTTCCTCTCGGGCTTTTTGCTGTTCCTGATTGAATTTCAGTATTTGCCGCACATACTCATTCCTGCGCATCCCTTGCAGCTCTGCTTCCGACTTTGCTTTCTCCTGAGAAAATTTGTTTTTAATGCCGGTCTCCATCCCAGCAATCGCGTATTCAAATGGATTTATGGGCTCAAAACTCATGCTGGGTTGCAGCAAAAGACCAAGACCAGCCATTCCCAATGGGCTGGTGTTTAACCTGCCGAGCCCTTCGTTAATTTTGTCGGTGAAATTTGCCATTTATGACCCCGGAAATAGTCTGCCAAGCCAATCAAGGAAGTTGCCGTTATCTTGCCCGCCGCCATTTAAAAGCCCAGATTGCTGCAAAGCCAAAACCCCGCCGAGAATTTGCGACCACACCTCGGGCTTGAATACCTGCCGAGACTCTGTCGTCTGCTGACCGAACTGCCCAGACACTGACCGTAAATACCTATCAAGAGCCTTTGAGGGTGCTTCTTGCTCGAACATAAAACGGTTGTAGCGGTCGGTCAGTTCTCGCTGTCTCTGTTCGTTCAGGATGTCCTGTGCCTCAAGTCCTGCACCGTACATTCCTGTGCGTGCTTGGAGTAGGTCAGGAGCGAACATAGCCATCTCTTGCTGGCGCTGGCGTTCGTTCTCGTAGGCCGTTCCGTAGATTTTTGTTGCAATGTCTGCGATGCCACGGCCGTAACCTGCTGAGAGTTGCTCGTAAGCACTCCCCATGCCTCCGCTGCCGGTTCTTCCTGACATACCGAAACGGCTTGAGAGGCCCGGAATTTCGGACATGAGGAACTGGTCTTTTGCTGCCTTACTTGCTGCTTCAACCATCGCGGAAAGGTATGGATTCTGCTCTGATGGCGTCAGATAATTTCCGGCTAGAACATCAGAGGCGTACTGCTCGGCCGGATTCAGAACGTTAAAAGGTTGCCCAGATGTGTAAGTCGTGTCAGATGCCTCTGCTAGATTTTGAATGCTTGTAATTAGGTCATTGGTTTCAGGGGTAAGCGTCGCAACCGTCGAATATTCAGTCGCGCCCAGCGGGCTTGCCGGAGTTGTGACTCCATTCGTCGTTCTTGCGTAAAAGTTAGGGTCTCGGAACCAGTTATAGGCTTTGGGCGTATACGCCCCCCCGGTTGTGGTCGGAGGTGTCAGATACTGGTTCTGGGCAGCAGCGAATCCGCGCTCGAGGTAAGGCGATTGTGCAGCCCATGGTGCTTGCGAGGTTGTACTAGTAAGTGTCTCAGGCATTGCGAGCCCTCCCAGAAATGTTCACGCGAATTCCTCGCTTCTTGCGTTTCGGTGTTTGCGGGATGTTGCTTTTCCCGGCTTTAATGATACTCCCTACAGGCCCGTACTGACCGAAGTCCGCTTCAGTGCCAGGCTGGAAGCCCATCTCAAGAAGGCCCTGCATTTGAGGGAAGAGGAAGTCAAGGCCATTGCCGAATCCACTGCCATCACCAGTGCCGCCAGTGCCGCCAGCGCCAGTACCTGTGCCCACTCCTCCAGCACCAGTCCCAACTCCGGTAGTTCCAACTCCAGTGCCGGTCGCTGTTGCCATACCTGTGTCAGCGCCACCTAATCCCATACCAACGCCAACTGCACCGCCAGTCAACAATGCGGCAAGCTCTGCATCACTCAACCCGCCCGCATCGCCAGTTGTTCCGGTAGTTGTGCCGGCTCCGGGCGTAACTCCTGTGCCTGTTCCTGCCGTTGTTCCAGTTCCCGTTGGGACTGTTCCGACTCCCGAAACTGGTCCGGTGCCAGTCGTGCCGCCGGTACCCATTCCAGTTCCAGCCGTTCCCGCAATAACTCCAGCAGCGCCACCAGCAAGTATTGCTGCCAGTTCTTCATCTGTGAGAGTTGGTTGAGTGCCTGTCGGCGTGCCAGTTGTTCCGCCAGGGGTTGTCGGAGTGACGCTTGTGTCGAGCAATCCTCCAGTGCCACCCGTTGCGCCCGTGCCTGCGGTGCCAGTGCCGCCCATGCCAGCGCCGGTCGTTCCAGCACCGCCCACCCCAATTGTCTCTGGGATTCCGCCCGCAAGGCCGGTTCCAGCAGTGCCGCTTCCGATGACAGAGGTGCCAGTGCCGCCGCCGAGGATGTCTGTGACAGCCCCTCCGATTGCAGAAGCGCCTCCAGTGCCGCCGCCTGTCTGGGCTTGGCCTCCAGTTGCTCCACCGGCTTCAGGAGTGCCGCCTTGGCCGGTTCCCCCGACCGCACTGCCGGTTGGCTGACCGTTGATAAAGTCAGGAGGAATATCGGGACCTATGCGAATTGTTATGGGCGCCCCAGGCCCTCTGTCCCAATTTTGAATTCCCCCGCTTTCTCCAAGAAAAAGTTGCGCCCCGAGAGGAATGCCGTGTCTTGCCAAGGTAGATGGCAACCACCCATAAGTGTTAGCCGCCCCTCCCGTCACAGGGCTTGCAGTTACCGTGACGATTTCATCTGCAATAGGACCAGTCACAGGCGGGGTGTTTGAAGCCAGAGAGCCCGGGCCAACTTGAGCGGCATTGGCCATTGCATTATCGGTATTCAGAAGGCCGCCGACTCCACCGCCAGCAGCGACATTGAATGCGCCACCGATTGAGCCGAGAGGGTCTGCCAAGAATTCTTCAATGCCGCCAGCTTCTCCAACGCCAGCGCCAATAATTGAGCCGCCAGCGCCAATGAGAGCGCCCGGCAGGCCGCCTTCGTATCCACCCGTGAGCGCGGCTTGTCCGACGTTCGCAATGTTCCCGATGGCTGTATTGCCTACGATATCTCCAACCACGCCACCGAAATCGGTCATTCCGCCAGCAGCAGACATCCCAGCGTTGAATGCGCCTTGCAAGCCAGCGCCTGAAGTTAAAGCGCCGAGACCGGCAGTAAGCCCATGAAGGCCAGATGCAAGACCAGCAAATTGGGCAACCTGACCAAGACCTTCAGCAATTACGCCAAGACCGCCCTTGTCTTTGGACTTTTCTTTCTGGTAGGCGGCTTGGGCATTGGAGTCAATCCATTGCCATGCCTGATTTGCGACGCCGGGATTTGCCTGCAACACTTGAGACATTAGTGCAGGATTTGTTCTCAAATCTGGATTTGCTTGGAAAATAGCATCCCGAAATTGGTCAGTAAAAGCAGAGTATCTGTTTGTGGCGGAATTAAATGGCTGCCCTAAATTTGAATATCGTCCGGCTGTTGGGCTTCCAGTCTGTGGCGCAAAACTAAAATTATTGATTCCTTGCGACCGCAAATAATTTGCAGCTCCTATTATATCTCCGCTGATTTGATATCCATCTGGATTATTAGCGGCTTGATTCGCTAAAAGTTGAGAAAAACCACCTGTATTTAATCCTGGAGGCTCAAATGAAATTCTAGGTTCTTCCATTTGATTAAATGGATTAATTTTTGGAAGATTCCAATATGGTCTCGCCGTTATCCCAAAATCTTGGATAGCCTTGTTGTAATGTGCTGAGTCAATAAGGTATTGACCCATGTTCGATTCACTTATCGGTCGTCCTCGAAAATCAACGCCCGCATATTTCTGGGCGCCGGAAAGATTGTCTCGGAAAGACAAGTTATAAAGCTGGTCAACATTCTGTTGCCTGTTTTCAACCTCGCCTTTTCCGAACAAATATGTTTGAACAGCCATTTATCTGACCTTCTGGACAATGCCGTAGATGGTGAAATTCAAGTGGTTCGCAGCAGAGGCAGCAACCCCTAGCGTCCCGTTCTTTTGGATGGTAATCCCAGAGCCTTGCGAGGCAGCCTCAATCACATCAACGCTCTTGCCTGCGACCTGCTTGTTATAAACCAGCGCAGTCGTCGTGCTGTAAGTCGCCCCTGTGTCGTCGTGAAAGACTGAATATTCCACATTGTTATTGGTGACGTTACACACCTGAATACGGGTGATTTCGGTCGCCGCAAGTGCGGTGTAAATCGTTTGGACAGAGGTAGTCGCAGGATGCGAACTCCCGAGCTTTCCTCCAAAGAGTGCTGACCTATCGCTTACCATTAGCCTTTGCCCTCAAGTCCACACCGAAAGCCTTTTCGAAACCCCCAGCAATAGTAACTCGCACACGGTGAAAGCGAGCTGAGCGCCGTACATCAAAAGCCCCGTCATCATTAGAAGAGACTGGACTGTCATAGCTTACGTCATCTCGTTGGTTGGCCCTGTATCCATGCTCAATCGTGATTGTCGATGTCCCGCCTTCAATGATTGGGCGCACTTGGTCCACGAGGGCAATGCGCCCTGGCGCTGCGTCAAACTCCTTAGACTCCAAGACAGCCGTGAGCGGCGTGCCTTCAAAGACACCCGAATTGTTGGCAGTGTTGAATGCCGCAATGTTAATCCGGCCAGGAGCCCATACAGGGTCATCCAGAGAAGCCGTCAGGGCGTCCAGGCTTGATGTGACAGCATCCAATCCATCGAGGGTGTATCCCGACGCAACGTAGGCGTGCAGGCCATTGACCTCAATCTCTGCGACAGCAAACGTCTGAGAAGGCCAATGGAAAATGAGAATCTTATTGGGTTGGGGAACTGATGCCCCAGACCCTACATAAGACCACATCGCAAGGGAACGCCGGAGGTCGGCGGCTGAGCTCATGCGGTAGTAATAGTCAGGATTCGCATCCCTGAAAAACCACCGAGCAACTTTTCCGTTTCCGATGTTTGAAGAGGAGTCTCCGTCGAAAATGCAGATGTCGTCGTTTGAGATGTAATACATGACGTTACCGGCATCGCATACAGCCCCAAACGATACGGCCCCGCGTTTACGCTCGCGAGGATAGAATCCGAAGGTCGTCGG